TCGTCTTGCCAAGATAATCGAACGTGATCTGCCGGCCGGTGCCGCCGTCATCGGCGGGCACGACGAGCGGAGCGTCCATCTGGGCGAGCGTCTCGCCGGTCGTCTGGCCGAGGTGCCCCACGTCGATTGTCGCACCCTCGGCATCGCCGGGGTTCGTGGTGCTGATCACGATGTTGGTCACCGTGTACTCAGTGCCGAACAGGTCGAGCACCGTCCCGGCACCATCATGCGGCGTAGCCTGCGACATGGAATCAAGTCTCCTGCCAGAGGATCGTGTACGTCTGTGTGACTGCGTAGACCGGCGGGAGGTCGCCGCCGGCGAGTTGGATAAAGCCGTCCGCTTCGTTCTGCAAAGCCACGTGCCTCACCGATATCGATGATGCCACGCTCGACCCCCATCCATCCAGTTTCCTCCGGCACGCATCGGCGAGCGCCCGCACCGCCTCATAGGTCTCGGCGTAGAGCTCCAGGGCGAGCGTGACGGTCACGATGCCGCCCGGCTGATTGGTCAGCGTGGACTCACGGACGACCGCCTGACGCCGCCACGTCGCGAACGGCAGGGCCGCCGTCGCCGGTGCCAGAACCGGGTAGATCCGCGTGCCCATGATCGCCGCCACCGACGGGTCGGCCACGAGGGCATCCGCGACAACTTTCTCGGGAGACTTTAGAGTCACGCCGCCTCCCTCGCGAACTTGGCGAGTTCGGCTTCGAGGGCGAGCCGTAGCTCACGCTGGAGGATCTCGGCGACGACCGACTCGGTCTGAGCCCACGCGGTCGCCAGCGGCGGGCGGCCGGATCGACCGCCGGGCGTCATGCCGGCGATGCGGATTGGCTGCGAAGACTTCTTGAAGAACGCACCGGGGTACTCGGGATCGGTGCGTACCGACTGACCCTCGGGCACGCGAGGCGTCGGGCGAACCTTGAACGGGCCGAGCCGATTGAAACTCGACGCGATGTAGGCGTTCTGCCCCGAGACTTGGTGCGGTCGCACCGTCGTCGTTGTACCACTCCTGGTACGTCGCGTGTGTCCCTTGCGAGCGTAGGGAGTGTTCGACAGCTTCGAGATCACCCGATCCTGCGTGCCGTCTTCGAGCCACCATTGGTGAAACGCACGGTCGGGCCCGCGTCGCACTCGCCCGCCGGCGGCGCTTCGCGAGCGTGCCCGGCCGGCTTGGTCGTAGCCCACGACGCCGACGGCGTTGCCGCTTTTCGGATACTCGACCACTTTGCCGTTTACGGCCTCACTCAGGTTGCCGGTCGGCCCGACGGGTGTGAGCGATCGCAGCCGAGCGACGACCGGCTTGATCGCTTTGTCCATGGCTTTCGCGACGTGACCGGCTCTCACGGCGGGATCGCGGAACACCTCGCCGAGTTTGTTCGCGAGCTCGGTGAGGTTGGTTGTTTCAAGGCTGATCTCGATGCCCATCAGTCAACGTCCTCCACGCAGAGGAGCTCGTGCTCGGTGCGGTTGCTGTGCTCAAGCAGCGACGTGATCTCCAGAACCCGCCCACGCCACAGGATTCGCATCTGCTGGCTCAGACCGTCCACGTACCGCAGTCGCACCCGGTGCGTCACCTCGGTCTGTTGCTGACCTGAGAGGAGCACCTCGCGGCCTGACAGTCCCTCGACGCTCGCCCACCGCTCGACGTACGTGTCCCACGTCTGCGTCGTCTCGCCGAGCCGGTTGCGAACCTCGGTCGCCTGCTGGATCGTGATCCGCTCGCGGAGCCTGCCAGGATCAATCGCCATACATCACCAGCGTGTAGCTCGCCGTGCCAGCGGTCGCATCGACTGAGATCTGGAGCGATGTCTCGGTGGCTCCGACCTCGGAGACCGCACCCTGCTCGGCTCGCGAGAGCACGAGCGGCTTGCCGGTCGCACCGCCCACGCACTTCACGAGCGTCGTGCCGGTCGCCGAGAAGACGAGCCGCGAGACGTTGGAAAACGACACCGCCGTGCCCGACGCCGCCGTGTAGCCGGGAGCGGACAGCGTGATCGTCACCGCACTGGTGCCGCACGTGCCCGACACGACCGCTACCTTGCCCGAGGTGTACTCGTCGGAGGTCTGGATCGCGATCGTCTTCACGGTCTCGACGCCCGAGGCAGTCGCCGAGTCGGTGCAGGTGGTATCGACGATGACGGTGCCGCGAATGCTCACGTGTACGATCCCCACTTCACGGAGTCGAGGAGAGCCTTGACGCCGAACGGCATCTCGGACATCGACGCGGCGTCGGCCGCCATGCGACGCTCGTACCACTGACCGACGAGCATGAGGATCGCCGCCTTCACCCGCTGCGGCACGCTGCCGCCATCGACGCCACGGCCGCCCCACCACGTGACGGTGACGCTGCCGTAGTCGAGCAGGTGACTGGGCCACGATCCGCCGTAGAGCGGTCGCAGGGTGCCCGGCTTGCTGTCGCGGTCGATCCGGTACTCGGAGGTCGAGAGCGTTGCCGTGTTGCCGGCGTCGCTCGCCGTGTAGACGACCGAGACCGCCGTGCGGGCCGGCGTCTGGCTCATCGGCGGGCGTGGCAGTTCGATCGCCGCCGGGAACGCATCGAGCCGCATCACGTACTGCGTATCGACGAGAGTCTCGTCCATGTAGGTCTCGCAATACTCGCGAGCCGCCGAGATCAGAGCCGCGATGTAGGCGTCGTCGGTGTTCACATCGACGCGGAGATGAGCCTTGGCGTCGCTCACGCTCACCGGCTCGACGACCGGCTGCGTGGCGACCTTGAGCGAGCGGTATCGCTTGCCGTCATTCATCGCCTTCGCCCTCGTCGCCGTGGCGTCATGTCGGCACTCTCGCCGTCTGGCTCGACCGCCGCCGTCTCGATCAGCGTCTGCTGCTGCTCACGCACCGCGTAGCTCCAGGCGAGCAACCTCGCCGCCAGCCCGGCGTCGCACTCGACGACCTCGCCAGAGCGATACGAGCCATACGCCCGCAGCATCCGCACTCTCATTGTCTCGGTCATGGCACGCTCCATGCAGTTTCTGGTGGCTTCTTCGTTCGCTGCCAATGCGTCGTGAACTGAAACACCGGCTTCTGGAGCTCGGCTCCCGGCCACGTGATGACGTACTCGCCGTGCCCAATGACGACGCGCGGCGTGATATAGAGCCGGTTGCCGCTGGCCTTGAACTGCCGCCAGAACCACAGATCGTCGTCGATCCTGCCGTCGCCCCAGCCGCCATCGGCGTCGGGCTTCGAGTGAAACCACGGCTTGATCGTGCGACGCAGTGCCCGCGTCGAGATGATCGTGCAGCCGAAGTGAGCCGAGTCCACCTGCTGCACCGGCTCGGCGAACCACGACATCGGTAGCTGCGTGCTGCCGCCATCCGGCGGCGTGTCCATCGTGTCGAGCAGCGTCAGCATCGGCCGCCCGTCTTCACGCTTGCACTGCATCGGCGCGAGTGCGTCGCACTGCATCGTCATCGCCAGGGCGAAGAGTTGCTCGATGTTCTCGCGGGTTGTGAACGAATCGTAGTCGAGCGTGATGATGTACTCGGTCGTCGGTGCGAACTGGTCGAGCATCCGCGTCAGCACCTGACTCCAGAACGCACCCTGGCCGAGCGTGGGCTGGATGTGCAGCGGCATGAGGCTCTCGATGAACGAGAACACGTTCGTGAGCGGCCCGAATCGTGGAGCCGACAACACCGCCTCCGCACGCACCTCGACCGACGTACCGCCGACCTGGACGATCACGAGTGGCACTCCAAAAGAAAACGGCGGGAGGCACTGCGCCACCCGCCGTTCACTGTGTCGGTCGTGTCAAGCCGGATCAGCCGCTGACCGTGCCATCGACGCCCTTGGCAGACGCCGAGACCGGGCCGTCGTTGCCCTTGCCGAGCCGAGCGACCGTGTAGACGGTGCCGGTCGTGTAGGGCGTCGCGGTGACCTTCAGGTAACGCTTCTTGCCACGGCAGTCCACGTCCATGCGGACGATCACGTCGCTGCTCGTGCCGCTGGGCGTCGGGATCGTGAACCCGCCGGTGCCGCCACCGACGAACGCGGTCACGTCGGCGTAGGACGAGTTGTCGTCGCTCTCGGAGAGCTTCAGCACGGTGAACGCCGCCTGCGAGGTGTAGCCGGCGTCGGTCCACGGCTCCTGGCACACGTCCACGCTCACGTACTCGTAGCCGAGACGGTCGATGACCATCTCGTGCGTCTGGGCAGTCGTCAGGT